TTCCGGTTCGATTAGAATTCGGAATAAATTTGCTTTTGAACCACCATTTAGTTTTTGTCTAAATGTATCAATACTGAAAAAATCGTTGTTTGCGGTTGCCATTTTTTATTCCTTATTCGAATGTAAAATAGTCGTAAGACCAAGTTACAGTAAACTCTTCAAGCGTATCTGTAGAGTCATAAGATAAGTCAATGGTACTGATATCACTAGGCCAGCAATTAACTAGCGTGTATGAATAAACTACTCCACCAGCTTGATTAAGCTGTTCAACTAAAATAGTAGAGAAGTCTGTTGCATCTCCTCCGCTATATGTTTTAGCTGTGTCTGAATTGTAGTCTGTAGTACCAAAACCTCTTTGTAAATCTTCTAACGCTTCTCTGATTTTATGATTAGAGTCATTGATAACTGTTGTTGTCCAATCAGCAAATGTTCTATCGCCAGCCGCTTTGAATCGTCTGCCTGCCGCAAATGGAACTTCGATAACACCTACTGTTGAACCAGGCAACTGAGCCGCCTTGCACAAGTAGGTGAAATCTGTATTTAAGTCTGTGGATAGTCCAGATAAAGTAACTCTAAACAAATTTGAACGGGCGCCCGTATTAAGAACGTCCTTCAAATTTTGAATTGTTGTAATTGCCATATAATTCTCCTTATATATTCTCTATTATTTATGCGGCAATTGTATTAAATGTAGCAGTACCTCTTACAGACACAAAATTAAGTTGGATGAAGTTAACTGAACGAATTGGTTGTACATAAATGTCGCAAACAAATTCATTGGCATTTACTACGTCTTCTGGATTGTTTGTTTCATCGCAAACAACTTTAAATGCTGTAATACCTCTTCTAGACTGAACACTTCTTAAATAAGGAACAACTAAACTTACGAAACCGCTTCTTGTTGTTGCATCATTTTGATCGAACAATACATTGTCTGCGGCTTGTCCGATTGTTTTCTGTAATTCAATAAACAATCTACGAACGTTAACACGATTCATTGAAGTATTTTTCAATGTAAATGTCTTGTCACCAAACAATACTGTACCACGACCAACTTGTGTGATAACTGGATTAATTGACGCTTTGTACAATGTGTCTCTTTCAGCTTGTTGTGGGTTGTATGCTAAACGAACTAAGTTTTGAATACGACCATTTTGGAAACCTGCTGGAGATAACCATGGTTCACGATTCAAATCGTTACGTGCCATGCAACCTGCTGTATCAGGATTCAATGGAACATAAACATATGTGTCATTGTATTTGTCGTATTGATATTTCCAACCGCTGTCTGCAATTGCGTATGTAGAACGTGTAACTGTATCTGCCCATGTGCTGATAGCAGATGCTTCAGAACCAGCATTGTTAACAACGTTTGCTCTTAGTGGAGAAATTGTTACAATAACGTCTTTTCTAACTTCAGCAACATCAGAAATAATTCTGTTTGCTACTGTAGCACTTGCTTGTCCAGCTACAATAATAGATGCAGGGATTTCTTGCTTATTTGCAAGTAAAACATAAGATGATGCTCTATCGCCATCTGTAATTGCATTACCATCAGAACCACCAGCTAATGAGTACGCTTTAGGCGTATTGACTGCGGTGAATGTTGTATTGGATACTGTGTTACCCCAATTAGTACCAGCGGCATCGTGAGCAGTCCACCAAATATAATCTGAACGGTCATTGATTGCGCTTTTGTAGTAATTGCTTCCACCATTATCTGATTTAGCATCAGAACCTTTAGAGAGATAAGCATATTTTTCTAAAACTGTTCCTGCTGTTCCTGTGATAGCACCAGTTCTGTCTGCAATAACTACGTGCAATTCATCATTTGCACCACTAACTGATGAAGCGGATCCGGATGTTCCTGGTGCAGAATTAAACTCACCAAAGTATTCCCAACGGCGTGTTCCTGTTACTGCTGAAGCACCAGTTAAGTGTGCAGATTCAATTGTCAATGATAGTGCGTTAGCAATTGCTGTAACTTTAGTTGCACGACCACCCAATACAATAATGTCGCCAACTTGCATTTCTGTGTTTGCGGCAGTACCAGAACCAGTAACTGTTGTAGAACCTGCTGTTACTGTATATGTGCCTGTCAATGTGTTAGAGTACGCATTTGAACTTGGGCACAAAGAAACTTTAAGTGCATTTCCTAATGCACCAGAATAGCGAGCCGCCCATGGACCAACGTTAAAAGATGCTGTGTTAAGGTATCCGTCATCATTTTTAATTGATGTACCAGTACCTGCTGTACCTGAACCAGTTGTTGTTTCTGCTGTAGAATTTAAAGCTGTGTTTGCGCTACGAACAACGAACAATGAACCAGAGTAACCTAAAAAGTTAGCGGCTGATAAAAAGTCAACGATGTTAGTTGCATTTGGTTTACCAAATTTACCAACTAAATCAGTTTCGTTTGCAACTTGTACTGCTTTGTCGATAGGACCCCAACGGAATTGACCAGCAAATGCGCCAGATGTTGTAGATACCGACTGTGAGGAAGATACCAAATCTGTTTCGGTAATCTTGATTCCTGGTGAAATTAGACTTATAGCCATTGAATTCTCCTTGTTATAATGATGTTTTTGTTGTTAGGTTTGTTTAATTTATTTATAAAAAATCAGATTTGTGATAATTTTCTATCTGCCAAACCTGTCCACTCACATCAACCAATTGATTTTCTTCTTCACCTGTATTTATAAAACCGAATGGAGTGACTTCCTCTTCAATCATTTTAATACGTGCATCATATAATTCTTTTCTAATATTAATATTTGTCAAGTCTTTAAAATATGAGTTTGTTGTTAACCATGAAAATAGCACTAAAGGCATAACCAAGTCATCGTGATATCCTTCATCAGCAGAGTAACTGTTTCTCTTTTCGATGAACGTTGAAATTTCTGCTATAGTATCAGCATCTGTAATAATAAGTTTTTTCTCTTCAACCAAAGACTTGAAGTTAGAACACCCAATGCGTTTAACTTTCTTGTCGGTAATTACTCCGAGTTGAGTTTTTCCTCCACCAAAACCCCCATTGACAATTTGTCCTTGTGGTGTTCTGCTAACAGAGATGATATTTTCATATTCATACTCACCATAAAGAATCTCTGCAACTTGTTCTGAAGAGTTAATTTCGATTAGAATGTATGCTTCATTGTATTCTTTGCCGACTCTATACAATACTGATGGATACAAAAGTGGGCTGATTTGATTGTTTCTATATTTACCCACCATCTTGTATGGCATCTGAGATATGTCAAGAATTACGAATGCTGAATAGTCACCACCAACACCTTTAGCGGTGTCTGCAATGATACAGTATGCGTGATCCTTTTCAACTTTCTCATATATATCAAGCCCATCTTTCTGATAGATGATAGGATCAGCAGACATTTGCGCTATAGAGTCTGAAGCAATTAACGTTAAACTAGAACCCAAAAAGTTACAAAGAACCTCTTGATTAAACTTCAACTCACCAAGCAATCTTCTTTGCTCAGATGCCCACTTCTCATCACGACCAGGAATCTCCCAATACGGAATGAATAAATTGACGAATCCATTTCTATCGTTCTCTGCGTCATTCCAGAACTTCCAAAAATGATTGTATCCTAGTGGAGTAGAACTTAACAGAATCTTTGTCGTTTCACCAGCAGAAATCGTAGGATAAACTGAAGTAAAGAATTGTTCTGCTACATTGTTCGGTATGATTGCGGCTTCGTCAACGTACAGCAAGTTAACTGACTTACCACGAATACCTGATGCGCTTGTTGCGGCTGTGAATACGATTGAACCATTCTCTAAAGCAATGTCACCTTTGTTCCATGTAGTGACACCTTGCTGGAGCCATGTAGGAAGATTTTCATACATGATTTGATAACGATATAAAACTTCTCTAGCCGCAGTCGCTTTGTTTGCTAGAATTGCTACAGTCTTGCTTCCTTGAAACAATGTGTACCATAAAATGTATGCCGCAGATGTTGTTGTTTTACCTTGCTGGCGACCCTCCATAAGAATAACTTTACGATTGTCATGGATAACTTTTACTTTATTCTTTTGACAATCGTATAGTTTGAATGGCTGAAGCCCGTGATCTAGCGTGACAATCTTACAATAACTTTCAATGAAGTATATTGGATCGTCAGCACACTTCAGGTATTCTTCAATTTGATCTTTTGTAAAATTGAGAGGAACACCAGATGCTTTTAAAAAAGAATTTCCTAGATAGGATTTAGCTGTCATCTCTTACCAATTAATTTTTGTAGTTCTGCTGTGCTACCAACAAACAATGCATTCGTTACGTGCTGTGGTTGTTGCGTATCGTCTTTTTTACTTTTCAAATCTTTTACTTTTTTACCTAAGTCCAACAAATCTTTATTCGTGTCTGATAACGTTTTAATTAACTGACCAACAACTTCGTATGCCCTTGGAGACTCACCCTCTTTTGCTAAGAAGATAATGTTTTCCATAGCGACTTTGCCTTGCTCAATGAATAGCTTTAAATTTTCTCTAGCATATTCATAGTCAGCATCAATAGATTCATCATTTGGTGCGCCAGTAGTTTCTTTTGGTTGTTCTACTACTACAGGTACCGATGCTTGTTCAACAATCTTACCTTGCACATCAAAAATGTCA